GTGTGTCCAATTATTTATATAAAAAATAAAAAATAAATATATGAATAATCGTATGTATACGTATACACGTGAAAAACGCGAATACGCGTATATATATATTCTGGTAAAAAATCGGACAAATTGGACACACCCCCCCCCATAAACCCACGTGGTTACTGGGTTTATGGGGTGTGTCCGAGGGTGTGTCCAATTATTAAATGAGAATGAGGTGAGAACATGGAAAAAGACATCGAGCGTTGGCTGGGAAATCAACTCAAAAATCTGGGGTGCATATATATGAAATTCGTATCGCCGGGAAATGATGGCGTGCCAGACAGAATTATAATCTTACCGGGGGGCCTCGTCGTGTTCGCTGAACTAAAGGACGAGAAAGGGCGATTAAGGCCCAACCAACGCGTACAGATAGAACGAATGCGAAAGCTGGGCGCTAGTGTTTCTGTAGTTACCGGTAAGACTGGGGCTACGTTGTTTGTTGATGATATAAGAAGGGCGATTCATGAACTTTCATCCACACGATTATCAAAAGATAGCAATTCAAAGAATCATTGACCATACACATTATGGGTTGTTGCTTGATATGGGATTAGGCAAGACCGTTTCTACCTTAATCGCTATCGAGCAGTTAATGTATGATCAATTCGATATTAAGAAGGTGCTGCTTATCGCACCTAAGAAAGTAGCCGAATCGACCTGGATGCAAGAGGCTAATAAATGGAGTGAAACAAGCTATTTGAAGATAGTATCCGTACTAGGTCCTGAAAAGGACCGCATCAAAGCCCTTCAAAGTGATTCTGATATCTATGTGATGAATCGTGAGAATGTGCAATGGCTGTATGAGTATTATCATAAGAAGCCGTTCCCTTTTGACATGCTTGTTATAGACGAAAGTTCATCGTTTAAGAATCCGCAGGCTAAACGGTTTAAGGCTATGCGTAAGATGAGGCCTTTCTTTAAACGAGTAGTGATTCTAACAGGCACACCGGCACCGAATACATTGATGGATGTGTGGGCGCAGATGTACCTGCTAGATGGCGGAGACCGATTGGGTAAAACAATTACAGAGTACCGCAATCGCTATTTTAAACCAGATAAAACAAACGGGCATATCGTGTATAGCTACCGATTACTGCCCGGCGGCGATACCGCGATATTTGGTAAGATGCAAGATATCTGTATGAGCTTAAAAGCTAAAGATTACCTAACCTTGCCAGAACGTATCGAAAATGTCATCACGGTAGAAATGAATCCCAAAGAATGGGTGCTTTACAAAGAAATGGAACGTGATCATGTCTTAAGCTTGGTTGATGATGACGATGTAAGTGCACTCAATGCAGCATCGTTAGCTGGTAAATTATTGCAGCTGGCTAACGGAGCTATCTATACCGATGAAGGTGAAACAATTATCGTCCACAATGAGAAGGTGGAGCGGTTAAAAGAATTAGTAGAAACGAATGAAGGGAAACCGATGTTAGTATTCTACAATTTCAAACATGACCTACAAGCGATTAAAAAAGCCTTTCCGAAAGCGGTTGAATTAAAGACCGATGATGATGTGGCAGAGTGGAATAAAGGACACATTCAAATGTTACTGGCCCATCCCGCATCGGCTGGATACGGGCTAAACCTTCAAGCTGGTGGCAATATCATTGTCTGGTATGGATTAACGTGGAGCCTAGAGCAATATCAACAGGCTAACGCAAGGCTTCATAGGCAAGGCCAAACGCAACCAGTGATTATCCATCATCTAGTAACAAAAGGGACGATGGATGAGCAAGTGATGAAAGCGTTAGAGCGAAAGGAAGTAGGGCAAGATGCACTACTTGAAGCCATTAAATATCGTAAAGAGTTGTATAAGGAGTAAAACGTTATGCAAAAAAAAATGTAGAAAGTGTGGCACGAAATTTACGGTTAAAACTTCAGAAGATTATTGTCCGGAGTGCATGGAAGTTATGACGCCTCCGCCGGCCGGTACTAAATTAGAAGTTAGAGAATGCGAAGGTTGCGGAGAGCCGTTTGAATATTTTAGAAAGCCACAGGGCAGGCCACGTAAATATTGCCCTGATTGTGCAATTAAATTCTGTCATAAATCCAAGAAGGACGTTGAGGAGGAAGGAAAAATGGCTACAGTAGACAGTAACAAGACAGAAGAAAGACAGAAGGAAGACAGTAAAAAGTTAACTGTGTATGTGCCAACTGTTGAAGATAAGGATAAACTGTATGGCAATATCGAGCACGATGCAGTAAATCATCCATCGCATTATACAAGAGGTAAGATTGAGGTGATTGATTTTATCGAAGATCAACAACTGCCGTATCATCTTGGTAATGTTATCAAGTACATCGCACGTGCTGGATACAAGGGTGATAAACTTGAAGACCTAAAAAAAGCGCGTTGGTATTTGGATAGATACATCAATGAGGTGATGGGGAATGGAACGCTTTAAACAAGGGGATTGTGTATTAGTATCGAATGATAACAAACATTGGTATCATAGACACTTCTATCGTATTGATGATGTATGGGGCGGTACCGGTAAGGCGCTTGTGTATGCTGAGGGTAAAAGTCCATGGACGGTGAGCCGTAAGCACGAGGACCAATACAAACTGTACGAGATATGGAGATATTGCAAGGGGGCGGAAGAGTGACCGATAAAGAGTACATGCAACAAATATTACGAATTGATGACCGCATAGATTCAATTAAGCGTGATATTGAGGCACAGATAGAACGTAAGGCGGATACCTTGTCCGCCACGGACTATAGCAAGGATAGGATATCCGGCGGGCATTGCGGTGATTTATCCGGTATAGTAGCTGGTATTGAGCAATGTGTTGAGTTGCAACGAAAGGAAATAGAAAGGTTAAAAGCCATTAAAGCAGAAGTCCGTTGGGTGATTAGCCAAGTACGGCCGAATGAGTTGGCGGTCCTACTGACTGAGCGATATGTACAAGGGAAAAGCTGGAAAGAGCTAGCCGGTATCTTATTCTATAGCGAGGCAAGAGTACGAGGCGAGCTACACGATAGGGCCCTGGTAGAGGTAGGACGTATACGTGCTAGATTGAAATAGCGTGGACAATACAAAACGATACAAAACAGTACATCGACATGTGGTATACTGTATGTGTGAAAGTTGGGAAACTTCACAGGAAGTGAATAAGAAAAGGACGCCAGATGTACTTGGCGTCCTTTTGTATTATGCAGGTTTAATCAATATCATCATAGGGGGTACCTATTCGTAAGGCAAATGTAATCCTTTCAAATAACAAACTATACCAAAATAAATTCGCGACACCTATGCGATGTTTTCGTACAAAATAGAATAGCCTTGTTTAACTACAACCAATACACAATGTAAGAGATTTCCTTGACTACATAACTATATCAAATCACTACTCCTATGATGATATTGATTAAGCCTACAAATAAAATCTAACTGCCAATAGAAAGGAGAGAATAGTATGACAGATATTACTTGCCATATTAAAGATTGTTTACATAACAAACGTAATAAGTGTACTGCTAATGCTATTGTCCTTGGCAGTAAAGGTAATTGCAAAGCCAAAGCCTTTGCCAAAGATATGATGAAACATTCACGCAAACAGCACTGGCGAGGAGGCATGTATGGGGGCTAGGGCAACAGCCGAAAGAGGGGGTCATAAAGGTACTCCAAACAAAAAATATTTTCCGTGGGTCATCCGAACCCCGCGGAATAGCTAGTTAGTTATTTTTCCGAACTGCTGTTCGGCTTCAAAACGGTCAACTTTTGAAAGGAGGCGAGACTGTGACTAACGTAACAATCGTTGACGAATTAGTATCATCTAAAATTGTGGCAAAAGTACTCGGAATCAGCTCTCGACGAGTTCAGCAGTTGACCGAGGACGGTATATTCGAAAAGGAAAAACGCGGACAGTACAATATTGCGAAAACAGTACAAGCATTTGTTGCGTATAAGACGGGAGAAAGTAAACTCGAAAAGAAAGCACGTGAAGGCGGGTATGACGCGGAACGAACTTTGTTAACTAGAACAAAACGGATGATCGAAGAGAACAAACTGAAGATCATGAATGGAGAATTGCACCGCTCGAACACAGTTAAAGCCGTAATGAATCGAATGTTGAATAACTTTAAAAGTAAGCTCCAAGCGTTGCCACTAAAAGCAGCACCTAAAGTGTTAGGTGAGACGAATCTGTTAGTCATTCAAGATGCACTTCTCGATGAAGTGAATGAATGCTTAACGGAATTGTCTGAATATGACCCTAATATGTTCCACGATGAGTCCGATGATATCATCGTGGATGACGACGAGGCAGGTGAAGGTGATTGAAGCACACATGCAACCTGTTCAAAGGATTGGCCAGTGTATTAAAACCACCGCCAAAGTTTACTGCGTCGGAATGGGCCAACGCTAATGTGGTGCTTTCTACAGAGGATAGCGCGGAACCAGGGAAGTATTCCACCGATAGAGCGCCTTATCAAAAGGAAATGCTTGATGCGGTGAGTGACCCTGATGTCGAAAAAGTAGTCTATATGACAGGCTCGCAAATTGGTAAAACCCAGCTCATTAAAAATGTGTTGGGTTATTTTATTGATTACTTTCCATCACCAATTATGTTTATGCAGCCTACAAAAGATATAGCGAAGGAATTTTCGAAAACTCGTATTGCTCCCTTTATTCGTGACACAAAAGTACTGAACGATAAAATGGCCGATGTAAAATCTCGGGACAGTGGCAATACGGTATTGAATAAGACCTTTCCAGGAGGGTACCTAACATTAGTAGGTGCGAATGCTCCAGCAGATTTGGCATCCAGGCCAATTCGTGTATTACTAGCGGACGAAATTGACCGCTATCCGGCATCAGCAGGCACGGAAGGCGACCCTTTGAGCCTAGCAGAAAAGCGTACTAATACGTTCTACAATCGAAAGCACGTGTACGCATCTACGCCATTGGCCAAAGGTACCAGCCGGATAGAGAAATTGTATCTAGGCGGTACGCAAGAGGTATGGCATATTAAGTGCCCTGCTTGTGGTGAATATGTATATCCGTCATGGGATAAATTCCACGCAGACGAGGACACAGGCAAGTACTACTTGGCGTGTGATCATTGCGGAACACTATCCGAAGAGTTCGAGTGGAAGAAACTGTATCGAGAGGGCAAATGGATTGCGGAAGCGCCGGAGAATTTAAAGAAGTACAATTGCCGAAGCTTTCACATGAACGCGTTTGGCTCGCCTTGGGCATCCTGGGGGAAACTTCAAGATAAATACGAAGAGGCGACTAAACTCGGGACGGCTGGCGTTAAGACATTCTTTAATACAGAAATGGGTATTCCTTACGAAGAGGATACAGAAACGCTGCAATCGGAAGAACTTTACGAACGCAGGGAGGACTACGGAGCGGAGCTACCAGACGGAGTACTACTCTTAACCTGTGGCGTCGATACCCAGGATGACCGCTTAGAGTGTGAAATTGTAGGCTGGGGGAAAGATTATGAGAGCTGGGGTATACAATACTTCAGATTATATGGAGACCCTGCCTATGACGCCGTATGGAAAGAATTGGATGATATTATTTTAAACCGTACATGGTCTTATGCAGACGGCAGAAAGCGTGGCGTATCAGTTACGTGTATTGACTCCGGAGGTAGTAAGACCCAATCGGTATATAAGTACTGCTCAACTAGATGGCATAAGCGCGTTTACCCTATTAAGGGAGTAGGCGGTGCAGGTAAAGACTTGATTGATGGTCTGCCTACAAAGTTGAAAAAGTACAAAACTAAATTATTTAAGCTTGGCGTAGATACGGGCAAGGAACAAATTTATAGCGATTTAAACCAAGAAAAGGGCCAGCCGAGGTATTGCCATTTCCCAAAAGACCATGAAAAAGGGTATGGGAAGAAATACTTCGAGGGCCTATTAGCAGAAATGAAAGTTTCTAAATTGGTTAATGGCCATTTTAAAGAGCAATGGGTACTGCGCCCAGGGCGTAAAAGAAATGAACCATTCGATATTAGAAACTACAATCAAGCGGCCATTGCTATTATGAATCCGAACTTCGATGCATTAGAGGCTCGGAATAGTAAGGAAGAGTATACGCCGTATCAGAATACGGCGCGAGTAGTGAAAGCAGGCGAGGCGCCGAAGAAACGAACGAGACGACGTGTTAGAGGAGGAGGGATACGATTATGACAATCCTACAAAGGATTATGGAGAAATTAAATATTCGTGAAGTACACGAAATACCTACCGCTCTAACAAAGACGTTGCTAGATTCGAATACATGTTATGTACTTTTAAAGGCGATACAGCCTTACTATTCGTATGAAGTGTTACTTGCTGAATTCGAAGAACATAGTGCCGATAGAAAAAACTATATGCAAGATTACACGCCACAATGCGTGCTAGATATAATCGGCGGTATTACCTCCGGCGGTGATGTTCGCGACGTATGTGCCGGGATAGGCGGATTATCTTTGGCTAAATTTAAGTCGGATAATACCGTGACACTAAGGCTTGAAGAGTATTCAAAAAATGCGATAGCGTTTATGCTACTCAATCTACTAATAGCTAATATAGATGCGGAAGTAGTAGAGAAGAATGTTCTTACTGGTGAAGAGCTTGCGTACTATAAAGTGGAATCCGCAGCATCTGGCTTTGGCCAAGTAGCTAAAGTAGATATGCTACGAAGTAAAAAATATGATACCGTGATTAGCAATCCGCCATATAGTCAATCTTGGATTCCACAAATGGATGAACGCTTTGAGGGCTATAAATTAGCCCCAAAGAGTAAAGCTGATTTTGCCTTTATACTTGATGGGCTTTATTCGTTAAATGCTTCTGGCACAGCTGCCTTTATCTTGTCGCACGGTGTGCTTTTCAGAGGACAGGCAGAGGGCGATATACGACGTAAGCTGATTGAGGATAATTTACTTGATGCGGTAATAGGACTGCCTTCTAATCTGTTTACAAATACAAGTATACCCGTGTGTATATTGGTATTTAAGAAAAATCGCGCTAATAAAGACGTTTTATTTATCGATGCGCAAAAAGATTTTGTTAAA